GTGAGAATATCATCTCACAACTTGCTTCAATGTAGTAAGTTGGAATTGTAATACTAGTATATTCACTATATTTGGTAGTGAATTCATCTAGTGTAAAAAACGTCATATTCTCACTTCCTTATATTAAGCAGATAATTCTTCTACTAATTTAATAATTGCATTTTGTTCTACGATTTTAGCTCCGAATAGAATATTGCTTTCCATAACATAGTATCCTGGGAAACCTGGATAATTTCCATTATAAGTTACCATACTATCAAAGAAACTATCTCCAACTACTGCTTGATTATTGAAGAAATATCCTTTAACATCTCCAATTACTGTATCATTTACTGGGAATATTTCAACTCCATAAGCTTCATCAACTGTTCCCATATCTACACCTTTAACTCCAACTGCTGTTTCATATTTAAGAATTGAAGTTAGTGCTGAACATAATTTAGCATATTCAGTTGCTGATATTGCTAATCTGTATCCATCATAAACATTTTTGTTGAATAAAGTTGCTTTTAGTGTATTTAATGTATCAATATAAGCTTGTTGAGTTGATGGGTTCCAAACACCTTCAGCTGTTACTCCATTTTTTAACATACCAAATCCGTATGTATCAATTGCTTTAGCAACTGCTTGGTCTTTTTTATCCATAGCATCTTCTAATACATTTACAAAATTAGAACCTGCTACTAATACTGGAATTCTAATTGAATAATCCATTGGTAATTCAGTAAGGTCTACTTTTACACTTGAATAACCTTGTAGGCTTGGTGTTAAAGCATTTGCAATTTCCTTTGTTTGTCTAACATTAACTTGTGTATCGTTTGATTTTAATACTTCTATCATTGGAGTTCCTGCTGTTCTTATTTCTCCAATATAATTTGGGTTTAACATTTTATAGAATGTTGAACGATATAGCAAACTGTTATAAATTCTTTTTGCTACACTTTGTAAGTCTAAATTTACTTCTGTAAAGTTCATCTTTCATCTCTCCTTTTATTTAATAATTAAATCTTTTAAACTTGTATTTCTAGTTATTTTTATAGGCTCACTAGAACTTGTGCCTGTTTCCCCTTTTACTCCTGCTTCATTTGGTGCTGGTGTAAATGGTGTTTTGTTATTTTCTGGGAAATATGTTGATTTAAATTTTTCTTTAATTCCTTGAATTGCTACACCATCATCTTTTTCTTCTGCAAATAATGTTGCTCTCATTTGTGCCACTTCTTTGAAATCTTCTTCTTTAAATCCTTCCCTTGTCATAATATTTTCTAACTTTAATTGTGCATAACTTGTAGTTAAATCTCCGTTGCGTTTTTCTAGATCATTATATTTATTTTCTAATTCTGCATAATGAGTTGTACTTTCCTTTTCCCACTCTTTTTTTGCCTTTTCTAACCTAGAATTAACTTCATCTTCACTTACCATTCCTTGTTGCAAGTCCTTAATAAGTTTTGATGTGTCAATATCATCATTCGTCAATGTGATATCTTTGTTTGTAAGATACTTTTCTATCTTCATTTTTTTCCTCCTCTAGAGAACGTGCAAATTATAGTCGACTGGTAATTGCCTTTTGATTGGTGTGCCTACCAACTAACCACATTTATTTACAACTATTTCTAGTTATAACCTACATTAATTCTTTTTGTTCTTTTATTTTTTGATTTAATTTTCTTATTTTTTGTTTATTTTTATCAACCATTTCTTGATTTTCTAACTTATTATAAATAACATTATCATTTCTTAATCTATTTCTTTTTAATTCTAATGCTTGTTTCTTTTGTTTTGCATTATATCTATCAGTCCACTCTGCACTTGAATATTTATTATTTTCTTTTGTTTCTTCATTAGGAAATATTATATCGTGTGTACAATTAGGATGCTTTAATCCACCTCTTAATGCTTCATCTAAACTATTTATTTTATAACCGTTAAATGTTTCTCCTACATTTACTCCACTTAAACTATAAAACTTTCCTTGATATTGTTGACACATTTCGCAAGCATACATATGAGCTGGTACATAAACTATATCTTGTTCTAATTCAATTGCACTATTTATTGTTTCTTGCCAACCTTTATTAGTTAAGTTAGTGTTATATACCATACTGTTATAACTTGCTATATCAAAATATGCTCTTATTTTTCCTGTTCCTTTATATCTATATGCAACTGTCTTTTCTACTTTATCAAAATCAGTTACTTTTTTACTTAAATATGCTTTTTCATTGATATATTCTTTTGATAATGTCTTTTCTGTTTTTTTATAATAATCTTTTATATATTTTATATATTTATCATTTGCTGTTTTTGTACTTTTACTATCTATTTTTAATTGTTCTTTAAAACCCTTTAAAACACTTTTTAATGGCTTTTTTTCTTTTGCAGTATATTTACCTATATCTTGATATTTTACTAAATATGATATAGTTTCATACCCTTTAGAAGTCTTATTTGATATGTACTTGTTATATTTCTTTAATTCTTCATCTATTTTTTTATTAAATTTCTTTTTCCCTGCTTTTGAAATTAAATAAGCAAAGAATATATATTTAACACTATCCATAAAATCAGTAGTTTCTCTTTTATAATCATATACTTCATCTTTTATATAATTATTTATATCTCCATATTCTTCTAATACTTCTTCAATTTCTTTTTCAGTCATTAAATTTCTCCATATTCAATTTTAAGTTCTTTTTCTTCTTCTTCGTGTGCTTTTATTAAATCTTCTACTGATTTATCATCTATTCCCTCATCTATTAATTTATTAATTATAGGTGCTATTATTTTAGCTTTCTTACTATATGGAACTGCTCCTACACTTTGAATTTTACTCAATACTTGTAATTTTTTAATATCATCAAATTTTTCATTTGCTCCATAATCCCATATAAGCTCATTTGGTAGGCTATTTTCAGTTATTCCCTCACTTTGCTGTGCCTTTACTATATTTTCTATTAATTTGTTTATTTGAGGTTCTATTTGTGTTTTAATAGCCTCTATTGTCATATCACTAGCATTCTTTTGTAAATTAATATTATCTGTATTTTGGTAACTATCTTTTTCATAACCAAAACTTGCTGGAGATAGTCCTGCTAATTGTATCACTTGATAATCATAGAACTTAAATGTTTGTATATATTTATCTGCTCTTATATCTCCTTGTAAAAATTCAAATACTTGATGTTCTCTATCTCCTGGTAGTAATGTAAAATAATCTTGTAATTTACCAACAGTTACATTTCTTATTTCATAATGTGTTGAACCAGGTTGCCAACTACCACTTATATCTCCTGTTTGATAATGTTGACTTGTTACTATTCTTGTTTTTGTCTTTTCTATTTCATCAGCATAAGTATTTAATACTATCATTTCTTCATTGATTAGTTTTTCACTATCTTTAAAGAATTCTTGTCCTAAATCTATATTGATTAATACTTCATAAGGTAGTATGTATTTATCTATAAATTCATTATCTGTTCTTTGATTAAATTGATTTATTGATATTGGTGTTTTCTTTCCTTTTTTATCTATTGAATAAGCTTTTAAATTCATATAAGTTATTCCATCTTTTAATTCTATTTCACGTACTAACTCATATACTTGTTCATCATCTTCAAATATTCCATCATATGTTTGTTTTATTTTGCAACTTTTTACTTTATCAAATTTCTGTACTAAGTCGTGAATCTCGTTTTTTCTTATGCATTCTAAATATATCTTATTATCATATTTATGAATATATACAAAGCTTTCCCCTTGATAAACTCCTTCTTCTAATGCTTCTTTTAATGTTGGCATTAACCAATTTATTTGTAATCCCTCTGTTTGTGTTACTATATCACTACCAAATATTGAATTAACTATAAATGTTGCTATTTTCTTTCCACTTGGTGCTACTGTACATTTCTTTACTCTTTTGATGTTAGGTATTCCATTTGTTGTTCCTGGCATTGTTACTGTTGCATTTATCTGTATATATGGTGCTTGTAATAAATCATAAGCTTCTACTAACTTTCTTTTTTGCATTTTATACCCCTCCAAACATTCCTACTTCTATATGTACTTCTTTTTTTGCTTCATTTGTAAATTTAATGCCACTTGCAACACATACTATTCTTGTGTTCCAACTACCCATTAAATATTTTTTAAATAATACTCTTATAGCATATATTTCTTCTAATGGCTTAAATGTATCATCTCTTTTTAATGTCTTTATTAATCTGTTATTGTAATATAAATATACTTTCCATTTCTTATTCTTTTTTATTTTTTTTAAAAGTTTTTTCATACAACCTCCAAAGAAAAAAAGCACATAGACATTTAATCTATATGCTTTCTCCGTGTTTAACTACACTTATTGCACTTCTCTATAATAAAATATATCATTATTTCTTCTTTTTGTCAATACTTAATATTTTTTGCTTAATAATGAATTCTTCAACTTCAATATTATCGGCTTTTATTTGTTTTTTTAATATATATCTCTCTTGTTTTAATAATCCTAATTCATTTTGTTTTAATTCTATTTTTTTATCTATATTAATTAGCTTTTGTACTATTTCTTGATTAGTCATTTATTCTCCTTTAAAATATTATGTAATTCTTTTGCATTGTCTTTGTCAAATGTATGAGTTTGATAATATTCGCCATTTTCGTCATCAAATATAAAATGATTTTCAATATATTCAATAGCCTTGTCTATTTTGAATTGTAAATTGTTTATTTTATCATCTGCTTTTTGTAATTGTTCAATAACTTCAGGAATATCTTTGACACTAACTTTTATTTCCATATTATTCATTTACTCCACTTCCTTTTTTAAATTATCATAATTAGGAATAATTATTTTTTGATTCAAGTTATTTCTGTCAAAGAGACTTCCAAAAAACAAATTATTGCTTAACCATTGATTGCCATATTTATTGTCTTCGGTTGTTATATAATCATAATCATAAACTCTTTTTTCATTACCAATTATTATTTCGTTAGAACCCATTTTATCATAACCACCTAATTGATATATATTTTCATCAAATATAATCATTTTAGGTTTTTCTATTTTATCATTTGCTAGTAGTTCTAAAAAATCTATTACTCTTAATTCTTTCATTTCATTACACCTCACTTTTAAATTCTTTACATTTTTCATAATGTTCATTATCATTCATATCAACAGTTTTATCTATTCTATTGTGTTTAGTGCATTGCATTCTGCAATAACCACCAACGCTTGTAACATCATATAATTTATAATATTTACAATTATAACAATTCTTTTTACCTATTTTTTTAATTTCTTGAATTATTGTATAAATAATTCCACCTACAACAAATAATACCAATATTACTATTCCAATAATATCTCTTAATGTAACAAATATTTTCATATTTCCTCCCTAAATAAATCTTTTTTTATTTTCCTTTTACTATAATTTTATTACCTTCTACTTTTAATTCTACTTCATTACTTAGTCCTGCTTTTTCTACTAACTCTTTTGGTATTGTTATATAGTAGCAATTAAGCTTTTTTTCTCCTGTGCTTTTGTAATAATACATTTTATTTAATTTTGCCATTTTTTCCTCCTTTATTTTTGATAGAAAGGCTTTTTTATAAAGCCCCTATCATTTTCATTATTTTTTCATTTTCTTTTTCATAATTACTAGCATTTACATCTTTTGTTGAACCATTTTTTCTTATTTCATTATCTTGTTTAATTGCTAATTCATATTCTGCTTCTACTAACATTGATATTATTTTTTTTATATCTTCATTTGATGTTTCATAAATCTTTGATAATTTTTTTCTTATATCGTTTTTTTCAACATCCCAACTTTTTATCATAGTTTCAACATATATGTTATCACTTGTTTTCATTTCTCATATCTCCTTTCTTGTATTAATTATAACATCATAACATTAT